TAAACGTAAAGATAAGAAAGATAAGAAAGAAAAAGAAGAAATTGTTGACGAAGAAATTGAATTAGATGAGGAAGCCCTCAAAGATGCAATTAAAGAAATGTTAACAGTTGATCTAGCTGTTGAGGCTCGTGGTGATTTGGGAACAACTCATCCAACGAAAGCTCAACAGGTATATGCTGTAGAAGCTGCCGCAGCAGCCTTGGCCGACACTGAAAAGGCCGAGGAGAACAAAAAGTTCAAACAAATGGTAGCTGATTTACAAGAGCAAGTAAAATCTCTCAAAAACAAAAATCAAAAGATTTTAAAAGAGTACAGAGAACTCAAGAGTGTTGCCCTTGATGTAAGCAAAAAGTTTGAAGGAATTAACCTTTCAAACGCAAAATTAGTTTACAAAAATCGCGTATTAGAATCTCACTCCTTGAATGAGCGACAAAAAGAGAATCTTGTCGAATCGATTTCTAAAGCGAAGTCAATTGATGAAACAAAAGTTATTTTTGAAACATTACAAAACTCTATTTCAACAAATTCTAAGGGTCATGCTCCTGGTAATTTGAGAGAAGCGATGAGCAAAAATAGCCGACTTGTTTTAAAATCAAATAGTAATAGTAAAAATAAGCAAGCAGATTCTTCTGTTTCTGACAGAATGAAGAAACTTGCTGGAATAATTTAAGGAGAAAAAATACAATGAGTATTATTGAAAAATTGACCGAGGGCATTGTTCACAAAAATGTCCAAAAAGAAGGTCAAGCACTTTTAGATAAGTGGGAAAATACCGGCCTTTTGGAAGGTATTGAAAGTGATCATGGTCGTAATTCGATGGCCATGCTTTTAGAAAATCAAGCGAAAGAATTGTTGCGTGAAGCAGCTTCTACGATGGCGGGTGGTGATGTTGAAGGTTTTGCAGCTGTTGCATTTCCTATCGTTCGCAGAGTTTTTGGAGGGTTGGTTGCAAACGAACTTGTTTCAGTTCAACCAATGAGTCTACCTAGTGGCCTCATTTTCTTCCTCGACTTTACGACTGCAACGACACGTCTAGGTTATGAGACTGGCGAATCGGTATATGGTGGCCAAGTTGTTGGTTCCCAAATTACTGGTGGTGTAGACCTCGCAGGAATTGAACCGGGCGAAGATAGCTTTTATTCTTTGAATAATGGTTATGCAAGTCCAACTGGTTCGAATACCGACACAACGGTCGCAGTTTTTGCTTCTGGTACATTTGGAGGAACAGGATCTGTTCTTCCTGCTGGTCCAGTTTCCGCTGGTCCTGACGCACAAGATGCATTTAATGCACTTTGTCGATTCGACCCAGATTTTGTATCTGGAACGACCGCAGTGGCGTTTCATGAGATTGCGGTGACGGAATTCTCTCAACTTAATAAAGATGATCTTATCACAATTACGCGAGGAGTAACCGGAACAGTCGGCGGCGCGGTGTCCGAAATTTCGGGCGCACAGGTTCGACGCCTGACTCAATACTCTGGTAGTAATCGAGGTATGTGGCAAGCGGGTGATGCTAAGGACACTATTTTAATCGCCTATGGAGACTTGGCGGGTACAGTTAGTGCATCTAATTTGGCTTCTCAAGCACATTCAAGAATCACGGCTATTGGTGGTAATCCAACTGGTGCTGGCGCACTTGACTATTCATTCACTTGGGCTGAATTCGATGATTTCCAAGCTGCTGGCGCAACTGGTGCTGTTATGGGAGATCCTTTCTGGGGTCTTGAAAACGACACTGGTATTCCAGAAATTAATATCAAAGTTGATTCCGTGTCCATCACGGCTCAGACCAAAAAGCTAAAAGCTATCTGGACTCCTGAGTTGCAGCAAGATATTAACGCTTACCATAATCTCGATGCGGAAGTTGAATTGACGAGCATTCTTTCTGAGCAAATTGCTTTGGAACTTGATCAAGAAATTCTTAACGACCTTATCCAAGGTGCGACGGCTGGAAGGTACTTCTGGTCACGCAAACCTGGTAAATTCGTGGATTTGGTGAACGGTAGTGTTACCAATCAAACTCTATTCCCTGATTTCACAGGAACCGTTTCCGAATGGTATGAGACTTTGATTGAAACTATGAATGACGTTTCGGCGGCTATTCATCGCAAGACTCTCCGTGGTGGAGCTAACTTCGTGGTTTGCGGACCTGAAGTTGCAAACATCCTTGAGTTTACCGCTGGATTCCGTGCAGATACGACTGCTGACGAGAATAGGGGCACCATCGGTGCTGTTAAGACCGGGCAGTTGAGCAAGAAATGGGATGTTTATGTTGATCCATACTTCCCACGGAATGTAGTTCTCATAGGACGTAAAGGTAATAGCTTCTTAGAAAGCGGTTATGTTTATGCGCCATATGTGCCCCTGCAAGTCACTCCGACTATCTTCAATCCAGACGACTTCACTCCTCGCAAGGGCGTGATGACTCGTTATGCGAAGAAGATGGTTCGACCTGACATGTATGGGTTGGTTATCGTTCAAGATCTTTTAGGTTAAATTTATTAATCTAGCAAAATCTTAAGGAACCCTCACTTCTCTTTTTTGGGAAGTGGGGGTTTTCTTTTTCGCTTAAGATGTGATCCAACTAATTACTTCACAGAGAGGTATTTAAATGTCAATCCCCGAATTAACACCGATTCAGCAGACGAGCCCAATTATTTTAACTTCTACCGGAAGTTCTGATGACGTTACCGGATCATTACCCTACGGCATGTATAGTGGTTCTGTAGACTTTATAACAGGCGCAGTAGACCAAGTTGCTTTTACTTATAAAATGCTTGGCGGGGATGTTCTTGACATTGAATTAACGCCAGGGAATGTGTACGCAGCTTACGAAACAGCTTGCTTAGAATATTCCTCTATCGTTAATAATCATCAGGCAAAAAATGCTTTATCGAATTATCTTGGAGCAACGACAGCATCATTTAATTCAAAAGGTGAGTATCTTTCTTCGTCTTTGTCCGCAAGTTTAAGCGGGACTCATATTGCATTAAAATACCCACAATTTCGATTTGAATACGCAAAAAGAGTTTCTGTTGGATTAGCCGATGCAGCAGCAGAAGGAAATCAAAGAGTTTATTCTGCATCTATTGCTTTAAGAGATGACGTTCAAGACTATGACTTACAACAAATTATTCAAGACGCTTCTATTGATGGAGGTGCTGCTGGTTCTGCATTTACTGGGAGTGTGAACAATAAAAGAATAACAATTCACAAAGTTTATTATAGATCTCCCTTAAGTATGTGGAGGTTTTATGGTTACTACGGTGGTTTAAATGTTGTTGGAAATCTTTATACCTATGGACAGTATTCCGATGAGTCTACATTTGAGGTAATTCCTGCTTGGCAAAACAAGCTTCAATCAATGGCTTTTGAAACAAACTTATATACCAGAGCTTCACACTATTCCTATGAAATCCGCGATAACAGAATAAGAGTGTTTCCTCCACCTTCTAATCCAGGCAGTGGCAGTCCTTCAAACATTTGGTTTGATTTCTCTATTCCGCAAGATGCTTGGGATTCAGACGATACTAGAGAAGACGGCGCAGACGGCATTAACAATTATAACACGTTGCCATTCACAAACATTCCCTATAAGAACATAAATTCAATGGGAAAACAATGGATTCGCAAATTCGCCCTATCGGTTGCTAAAGAAATGTTGGCACAAATTAGAGGAAAATTTGGAGTTATTCCAATACCAGGCAACGAAGTAACTCTAAACGCAGCAGATCTATTAAGTCAAGCAAAAGACGAACAAACATCACTTAGAGAAGAGCTAAGAACTTTATTGGATGAATTGACATATAATTCATTAGTAGAAAAAGACGCAAAGTTGGTCGAAGATGCCAACACCATTCAAACCAAAGTTCCAATGGGAATCTTTGTGGGATAGGATTAAAAAATGTCAGATGATAATAATCGTTGGAAAAGACCAGATAATCCACCACCGCCAATGTTTTTTGGCAAAAGCGAACGCAATCTTGTAAAGCAAGTTAATGATGAATTAATCGAGCGCGTTATTGGTCAAACAATTGTTTATTATCCAATCAGCGTGGAACACACCGATTTTCATCCTCTCTATGGCGAAGCAATTAAAAAGACTTTTTTGCCACCAGTGAGAGTTTATGTGTTGGTTGATTGGGAAGGGCAAAAAACAACTGCAACCACTTATGGTATTGATCGATTGTCATCAATTGTTGTCCATTTTCATAAACGACGATTAACAGAAGATCAGGATTTATTTGTCCGTGAAGGTGACTTTATTTTATTTGATAATTCCTATTATGAAATAGTTACTTTAACAGAGGCTAAACAATTATTTGGACAACCAGAACATGAGTTGGAAGTTTCAGCACAATGTTATCGAGCACGACAAGGATTATTTGACGGTGAATAGAAATGGATGATGATGACAATAAAAGTGCCGTAAAACGAACAATTTTACCCTTTAAACCTTCAACGATAGAGACTATCGATTACGCAGTTTATGACTGGATTAATGAGAAATTGAACATCTTTTCGAACACTAACAAGGGTTTTAAGAAGGTTCCAATTGAATGGGTCGCAGCAGAGCGTTCCTATCAGGTAAAAGAGGAAAAAGACTTGCGCGATTCGAGTGGAGCATTGATCTTTCCGATCATTTCTCTAGAACGTTCAGGAATGACAAAAGATCCTTCAAAGAAAGGAATGTTTTATGGAAACATAGATCCTTTAAGCGCGAATCCTGTAAACGGAGGATGGAAAGGCGGATCAATTCAAATAGCAAGAAGAATCCAGCAAGACAAAACAGCAACTTTCATGGATGCCTATTCTGCGAGGAAGTATAATCAGACAGTCGGTAATGGACAAATTAATTTTCCTGGTCGCAATCCAAAACATAAAGCAGTCTATGAAGAAATTTCAGTTCCAATGCCGGTCTATGTGGATGTTTCCTATAACATTAAAATTAGAACGGAATATCAACAACAAATGAATGAAATTATCCAACCTTTTATTACTCAAACAGGTGGAATAAACTATGCAGTGATTACAAAAGATAAGCATCAGTTTGAACTATTTGTGCAAAGCGAACTATCTTCTGATAACAACATTACAGAGTTGGGAGATGAAACGAGAATTTATCAAACCACTGTTGGATTAAAAGTATTAGGTTATTTGGTCGGCAAAGATTCTAACCAAGAATCACCCAATATGGTAATTCGTGAAAGCTCAATCGATGTCCAAACTCCGCGAGAAAGAAACATTGTAGAATCAGATTTGCCGTGGATTCATGGAAAATTACCCAGTTAATAAATGGCACCGGCTTTTAGAGCGATTGCTTACTATTTATTAGAGACTTTAAAAGTAACTTTTTCTGTTAAGGAGAACTAATAAATGCCCATTAATAAGTTTAGATTTGTATCGCCAGGGGTCCAAGTTGCCGAAATTGATAATTCTCAATTACCCGCAACTCCTGCTGATGTAGGCCCCACCATCATCGGACGCGCACTAAGAGGACCGGGTTTAACGCCTGTAAGAATTTCATCAATGTCCGAATTTGCGGAAATTTTCGGAATGCCTCAAGCGGGCGATGCAGGAAATGATCCGTGGAGAACAGGTCCAGATACTTTATCTCCAACATATGGTGCCTATGCCGCACAAGCTTATTTACGAAATAGTTCACCAATAACCTATGTTCGATTACTTGGACGAGCAAACGCAAATAACGACGGAACCACCGCAGGTGGAGTGTCAGCTTTGGCTGGCTGGAAAGTTCCAAGCCCCACACTTGGAGGCACTGGCGGAGCGATGGGTCTGTTTGTTTTTCCATCAGGAAACATTCGACCATCTCTTGGCACCCCCGGTGGCGTGGAGGCAAACGCTATAACGGATGGTGCGGCTTCGCTCACAGGCACTTTAGCAGCAGTTTTCTACTGTTCTACTGGCTCTGTTTTTCTTGTTGGAAACGATTTTTCTGGGACTGCGGTTTCGGGAACTTCTACACCAGTTAAGTGCGATACAAACGGCAACTTAAAAGCTGTTGTAATACCAACAGGGCAAACGCTACAGACCGCCACCGCCGCCGCTGCTGCGACAATAACAATTAATGAAACAGATTCAATTCAGGATCAGACCATTATTGTCACTACAACCGATGGGACTGTTATAACTGCAACGGAGGGCTCTGCAACTACGACCACGGACATTGTTGATCCAACATTTGTGGCAATTGTGGGAGATAGTGTCCCAAATCGGGAAACGTCTGCGACGAATCTTGCATACTGCTTAAATGGTAATAGTAGATTAACAGCGACGGCGGCTGGGGCAGTTGTAACAATAACTCAAGTCGCAGTGGGTGTCGCAGGTAATACACTACTTGCTGGAACTGCGGAAGGTGCCGGGGCCGCTTATACCTCTGACTTCGTTGGGGGTACGGGTGGTCAACAAGGCGCAATCGTGCGAGACGATGACGGAACAGATGGCTCAACACTTGCACCTTCTAATTCAATTCTCTTCAATTTTGATCGGTCTTCTAAGTTTTATATTCGTAAAGCATTTAATACAAATCCAACAAAAACGAATGCAAACTTAAACGAT